CCTACTAAAGCACCTGCATGACCGATGATATACTCTTGAAAGTTAGCTGGTAAAGTACCATCCACACCTGCTCTCATTGTAGCACCTGCGTAAGTAGAAAGCCAGTCTTTTTTACAAAGCTCTTTATTCAACCCGAAGTTCTCAGGTGCTAACGCTTTCTCTACGTAAGTAACATCACCTGCATCTGTAAAGTCGCAAGTCGCATCTTTTACTGACGATGCTGATAAATCAAAGTTCTTTAAATTAACTTTGAATGTTACATTAGGCAATACTGTGATGTTACCTTTTGCTAATGTTTCACCACTTAGAAGTGATGCTGAAATGAAACCCGCAGCCTCTTCGCCTACGTATAATTTCGTTAATGAATCTGCCATTATCTTTTATTTAGATTTGTTAATGTTATATTGAACTTTTTGTTGTGAAGTTAGTCTTGAAAATTCCAAAGGTGATAACTCTACCTTGTTAAAATTACCTTCAGGACTTGGTTTAATCTCTTCGCCTACTTTCTCGAACTCTTCTACTTTAGTTTCAAGTTCTTTTGCTTCCTCTTGTACTGATTCATACTTCTCTTTCAAAGTATTAAATTCAGTTTTGATAGTCGCAAACTCTTGCACTAAGTTTTCAAGTACTCCGATAGCCTCTACTAGAGCATCTTTTGAATTGTCAGCCTCTTGCATTTCTTCCGCAGGTGCTTCTTCTTCTTTTACCTCTTCCTCTGCTGCTTTAATTTCAGCAATAATACCTTCTTCTGCTACTACTAAAAGTGATCCATCAGCTAAAGCATATTCGCCTACTGGCAAAGGTTGTTTCTCTTCTTCTACCATAATAAAGACCGCAGCACCAACTTCTAAAGCATCAGCACTTACAATAGTACCATCTTCTAAAGCGATGTCTTCAAACTTCATTTGTTCGGTAGCTTCTGAAAGCTCTTCCTTAGTTACTTCCTGATCCATTCCGAGCAAGACTTTAATTTTGTTTAGTGTTTCCATCTTCATAATTTATATTTATAAATAGTTATTTTACTACTTTGTTTTAAATTCACTATCTCTAATGATTTGTCTAATAGCCTCTAGGCTTTCCTCTTCGCTTATTTCGGTGTTAGCCTCTCCGAAGTTACCCTCTACTGAAAAGCCTTTTACAACGCCCTCTTTTACGTAGTTTTGCCACACCTCTTCGTTGTCTATCTTCATACAAGCAACCCAAGTACCAATAGGATATTCTAGCCCAAAGGCTTGAGTCTTATCTTTTTGGCTATCCGCAACAATCCACGTTTCAATAGTCGTTATCCCTTGCACCGTTCTCGCATGGTCTATCGTTGTAGATTGATGCTTTGATTGTTGCATATATCTCTGAGCAATCTCTTTCACCGTTTCCTTAGAGAACCAACATTTGTATTTCTCTCCGTTATTATCTACCCGCAATATCTCTATATCTGGAATCATAACCGCACCCATAACAATTCGCTCATCGTTGTCTATAGTCGCAAACTTCTCTTTTGCTTTTGAGAAATACATAAAGTCCTCCTCTATCGCAGGCTGCTCTACTAAGCTAATAGCGTAAACACCGAAATCTTCGTTGTCGTTTATAACAAATTCTACTACCTTCATTTTATAATGTTCTTTGATTATTAATATATGACTGAGCCTCTTGGCTATCCGTTACATTTTGAGCAATTACAAACGCCTCTACTGGCTGATTTGCTTGTCCGTTAATACTATCAACTACATCTCCTAAACCAGTTGCAGCAGGAATCGAAGCAGCAATATTACCACCTACAGAACTAATCCCTGATGGTGCTGATCCACCTCCGCCTCCGCCATTTGGAACTTCTGTTTGCAGTATTTTTCTAACATTTGATAAACCTACTAACCCCGTAGCAACTGCTTGAGCTATTGCATAACCCGGAATAGGAAGCCCTGAGAAAGCCCTTAATTGCCCTACAATAGCAGCATAAGTGTCTATAGTTGCACCTGCTACCGCAAATGCTTTATTATCTCCTGCTAATTGACCTAATGCACCTACCACTTGACTTGCTGCCTCTATCTTAGCATCTCTCTCCCCTTGTGCAATTAATCCTTTTCTTTTGGCGAACTCCTTTTCTATATTCGTAGTGTCTTGTCCGCTTTTTCTAGCTAAGTCTAATTTTTGCTTATACCACTGAGTTAGCTCTTCCTCTTCTACTTGTCTATGTGTCATTCCTATCAATGCAAGTTCATTCATTGCATCCTTCTGTTCCTGAAGAAGTCCGTTTGTGTTTGTCATTTGTTCAGACTTCTGCCCAGCAACCCGCTCTTCAATATCTAATTGTTCAAGAAGTGCTTGATTGTAGGCTGCCTCAAGCTCGGCATTGCTTTTGTTTGCGTTCCATTCACGTAAAGCATTAGCAACCTTTTCATCTGCAAACTCTTTTTCTTTTTTGATCTGATCTTCTAGTATTTCGCCAAGTTTGTCATTAGCTTTTATTCTATCTTCGAATGACTTGGTTACATCATCACGTATCTGTCTTTGTGTTTCTGCATCTAGTTGGCTTTGAAGTTGTTGTTTTGCTCTGAGTATTTCAAGAAGTTCTGCATTTTTCTTTGCTTCTGTCATTGCTTTTCCAGTAGCAATCGCAGATTCAATGTCTATCTTTGATATACCTTCCTTCCCTACTTCATACGCAATAGTTACACCCTCGACAACTTCTGTTACTGCTTCAACAACATTGTCTTTGATCCCTTTCACTGCATCAAGTCCATCTGTAGCAACTTCTTTTAATGCGTCTTTTGTATCATTTATGGATGCAGTCAGTTCAGCAATCTTTCCTTCATCACCACCACCCAAAGGTGATTTCTCCCATGCTAATTGTAGATTTTGAATTCCAAGTTTGATTCCATAGAATGCAACTTTCATTGGTGTCAATGAAAGTGTCATGACATTCTTCAGTACCTTTCCAAGTGCATCAAAACCTTCTGAAGACTCTGAAACTGCATTATATATGTCTATTACTACCTCAACTACTTCATTGAACACTACACTAACAGTATTAAATGCACCTGATAAAGCATCTGTAACTAATTGATTCTGCTCAATTAACTCTTTAAGCTTAGACAATGCCCCTAAGATCAAACCGATACCTGCCGTTTTAATAGCTAAACCTACACCCTTAAACCCTTTAGCAAGTCCATCCGTTGATTTTGCTGCATCTTTTGTAGCTTCAGCACTATCATTTATTGCCCCCTTTAATGATTCAATCTCGCTTATTGCCTTGTCTACTTTAGCAACTAAATCGAGCCTTACTTCTTCAGCCATAATTCCATTTTAAATTGTTTCCACGCTTTGCGTATTGTTTTTGGGTACTCATATAATCCAAATGCGATTGCGTTCTTCTTATCGACTTTTATCTTCCCCTTGTTTATTCCTCTTATTACTTCGTTTATCATTTCACTATTCGATTGTTATATAACCCCCGTAAACTTCATCACTCGTGCTTGTTGTATTTATTTCTATTGCTAAATAGTTTCTACTCGTACCTACTAAATCGGTAATATCTAATTCTGTATTTACAGAACCCGTACCTAAAAGTGTAGTTGTGTCATTTGAAATCTCTCCGCTATAAACCCTAAAAGAGAACCCCGATGAACCAAATACATTTACCTTTGTTGCAGTAATACCTTGCGGAATTATTTTAATAGCATACATTAATTGAGATGAATCACTTAATCTAACACTACCGCCATTATCATTTGAATTAACATCAGTTCCAGCTCTATTTGTTAAGCTAAATTCATTAGGAGTTATATTTATGTAATTTGCTGCCGTTCCTCCTGAAGTATATTCTGTCGCAGGATACGATGGAGTTGGATTAACCCACCCAACCGAATCGTTATCACTATCATAACTAAGTACTGTCTTATCTGTTGGCGTGGTATTACCAATTTGAGAAACAGTTCCCCTCAACTCTATTTCGCTATCTTCAGAGCCAATAATTATTTTATTTCCTGAATATGTTACGGGAGGTTCATCAGGATTGTCTGTAATAACATCAAAATTCCACCAACAATCAGAATCAATAAAAGCTAAACCTTCTGCCTCACAACATTCCTGAGATGGTGAAACACTACTCCCCGAAGCATCAACCCAAGAGGTTGTGCCGTATATATTCCAACCATCTAAAATATCAGTACAGTCTTCGTTTACAATATTCTGAGCGTCTATATTAGAATCAAGTATTTTAATAAGTTCTACTTTGGTAGAGTTATCCACGCCCATTGCATAGCTTGAAATCTTATTAATATACCAATATGAATCTTTAACAAATATCTTATCATTATACTTAAACTCTGATATATCTTCAGCCGTTAAATGAAAGTTTGCACTCATTATACGAGCATCTTTGTTGTAGATATTATTTAAGTAGCTTCTCCAATAATCATTGTAAACATCGTTACTTGTTTGCGTAGCCACTAATGAATCAAAAGAAAACGTATCTCTTGAGCCAAATCTTATATCTACATCAGTATCTTCAACTTGTATTCCACTCATTGAGTAGTGATGTGCGAAAGGATATTCTGATTTAGTTGTGTATGTACCTGCTAATTCTGAATGTAATTTATATTCACTTGATGGAGGTAATTGTTTTGTACCTGAGTAATAGAATAACTTTGGCTTTGTTTTCACAATTTTAGCTTCACCATCTGCCCACTCAAAATGCTTTGCAATATACATTTGATTGTTGCTTATTTTTTTAGGTGCAAAACTTGAAAATATTGTAGGGATTGTTAATTCACCACTACCGAAATCACCATAAAAATCAAAGATCTTTTGATTATATATACCACCTTTATGATCCTGCCAGTAAACATTCAACCTATCTTTATCATCTAAGTCTTTAAGATTCAAAGATTGTTTTCTAATACTTGTTGTAGGAGATATTACAATGCTTTTATTTTCGTCTATCTTTTCAGTCCAATCTTTTGAAGTACCTGCATCTAGATAGTCTTGTATTGGTTCAATTTTAAGTTCTTTTACATTCTCGTTATCTACATCTACTATTAAATTATATCTAGCTAGAATTGATTTAATAAAATCAACTTGCTTATCTTTTGGAAATATATTATTACCTGCTGAGAAATCAACCTCGCCACCTTCAACCGATGCAGGTGCTTCTATTAATTGAACAAAAGAATCATAACTCGTACCGCTAAATGAATGAGCAGTTTTAATATCTAGTCCACCAATAACGGGTGGCGTTATATGAATACCAATCTCATCGTTTAATTCAAACTCAGTTAAATCACTCTCCAATGTATATACATCAGTTAAGCCAGTACCTAGTATTGATAAACTACCGAATAATTGAGAACCTGCAACAACCCCGTTAATAGAGTAGTAAATAGGCACGAAAGTTGAGATTCCTACATTATCATCAACAACTAATTGAACCCTTATTTTATAACTCCCTGAGTGCGGAACTGTGTATTTATAAGTTGAAGTATCAAAGTTCCCATTTATATCAAAAAACCCACTTGCACCAGTTTCGTTGTCAAACTCTATTATAGGAGTTCCCGTTGCAGTATTAGAAACTGTTTGGTCTGTAGTCATACCTACCTTAAAACCATCAACAGAGTTAGTTACCGCCCCCTCTAAATCATTCGCTAAAGTCATATATTGACTTGTGAAAAAGGTTGAAGATAAAAAAGTAGAGGTATATATATAACCAGCCTTCTCAATTATTGCATCAAATAATGCTTTAACTTGAATCGCAGGTTTTAGATCCCTAACTCGTATAGCACCATCTTCGCTTGATATGGTTTCGCCGTTATATACTTGCCCGTAGTCAATAATAGGGTACAATATCTGCCCACCATTTGGCTCAGTACCTACATAATCTATATCGTTATCCCAACTATCTTCAACGTTTGATAGTGTCAGCAAATGATTGTACTTGCTTAAATCTAAATCGTTTAGTTTCCTCTCGCCTAGTTCCTTTGATATGTTAGCAATATCACCGAAAGCTAAAACCTCGTAGTTTTCCTTTAAAACATCTACGCTAATTAGTTGCAAATAACCATCAAATTGCAAGTTTGAATCTACGTAAATAGAACACTTTGCTTTTATGTCTGCCCTATAACTACCCTCTGATATATTAACTTCATAAAAATGAGCGAAGAAATCGTTGTTGATTTGGCTAAATGGTAATGTGAAAGCGTTTGTATATTCTGACTTTCTCTGAGATATATCTTGAATCTCAATGTTTGAATAATTCGCCTTGATACTTATATCACCTAAGTCTAAATAAACTGGCTCATCTCCACTCTGCGTATATGCTACTAATTGAACCATTTATATTCTTCTTTTTAAATCGTGAGCCATCTCAATAGTAAAAGAGTATTGAACTAGCTTATCTTTTAAATTCGTCTTATATTCTAAACTCGTGTTCTTGATGTTTACTGGAATAGGTACGCTTTTCGTTGCATCATCTCCGACATCAATAGGGTTTAATAGTAATACTTCATTCGACATTAATAAGCCCTTAAAGAAGTCGTTATAATCATCTGTTATATTGCGAGTGTTTATAGTTATCTGCTTTGTTCCCGTTACCGTTTGAACCTTCCCTCTTTCGTATGAGTTTAATTCAAATGCTGCTGCGTTCCAACTGCCTGCCAAACGGTTTTGTTTTACCTCTCTTTTATAACTATCCTTTTCAGAATGTTCTCCATCAAATAGGTAGTAATCCCACACCCCATATTTATTCTTCCAAGCTAAAGTATATTCATCAAATCGTGTCGAGTTGCAGTTATCATCAGAAGCAACCTCGAACAAATATCTTTTACTTATAACTTTAGGATCTCTTAAATAACCCGTTCCCGTTCCCGATCCCGTTCCCGTTGCGTAGAAAGTAGTTCCTGCATTATTGTCTGGAGAACCTATTGCAGTCCAGTCAGTAGTTCCTACGGATATTATATACACCTTATCACCTGCTTTTATTTCATCAGGTGATATTGAAGATGAAACCATTGCAGAGCCTCCGTACCTTACAGTATAATATTTAATAGAACTATCCATTTGATAACCCCCAACGCTCTCATACTTTAAGTTGCTCACGTTAGCACCACCAACACCTGCGAAGATTAAAAACTCATCTTCTGTGTTTGCCGTTAATGGTGATTCACTACCAAAATCTGATTCATTTGCACATTCAATTCTACCTACATAATTTTTAAAGTCTGAATCAGGAGTTTGTTCATAGAATTTATAAACTACAAACCCTGATGTCGTATTAAAATAATCATCGTATTCATTTAGCCAAGCAAAAGTTCTATAATCGTTTAAGCTTGTAAGGTGAGGCACTAGCCCATTGGTATCGTTTGGC